TATATCCGTCGTAAACAAAATCCCCTGCCCTGGAATGGGTAGCGCAATTGGTTGCGTACCTGTACCAATATTAAATCTCAGACGGATAGTGCCAGAAGCTCCCCCATCCCTGAAAATAATATCGCCTGCCGTTCCGCCCGATATGCACTGATACCCCTTCAGGCGGTTTCGTCCAGAGACAACTGTGCCCGTAGCTTCTGTATGAGCGGATAGAACGTCAGTTTGCATACCCATGATTAGCCCCTATTAGCTCAGAGCCGCGCCAACAGCCGTAACCCAAGCAGCGCCCGTGCTGATGACAAGGCAGTACTCGTTGTTGCCCGCGCCGTTGTCGCTGATAAGGCGAACTTGGCCTGCGTTACCGGCAGCAGCCAGGGGGAGCGCCGAGGTGAGAATGGGGGTCAGCCTCAGGAAATCCGAAACCGTCACGCTCGTGACGCTGGAATCTGCGCCAAGGGAGGAAGTGGTGGAAACCGTGCCCGTAGTAGGGTCGATCAAGACGGTCTGGAATCCGTTCTGCGAACGAACCGGGCCGGAGAAAGTCGTATTGCTCATGGCAACATCCTCATGCAAAGTGGCGGTGCTCTGTCGGCATGTTCGTCTGGCCGGGACCAGTCAGGGCACCGGATAACCCCGGGGTAGAGTCAATATATCAGGAGGGTTCGGTGGAGTCAACATATTTAAAGCTCCATCCCGCGCACTTGCCTTTTTTGAGCGCCGCACCTGAGTTCAACGCCCGGTGGATCGTCATTGCCGTAAGCCCGGAAGCTATCCGCATGTGCGTAATGCTGGGGGTAACAACTTCCGCCCCGCTGGGAAGGCTAGCTTTCACGCTCCGGGCCATTTTGGCTTTTGCTTCTGAAGTGTGCTTACGCCCCACCCAATGCTTGTGGCTACGACCAGCTTCAATGTTGGCCCTGACCTTGGCACGGCCTTCTTCTGATAGTTTGCGCCCAAGGGCCTTCGGCCTACCTTTCTGTTTTGCGCTGATCTTTGCGCGTACCTCTGGGCTGACCGTTTGGCCGTAGCGGTAGTGATCCTTCCCCGCATGCTTCCCCTTACGACTTGCGCTCACTTTAGCCTTGGATTCGGCAGTGTGGGGAATCCCCAACCGAGGGGTATAGGCATCAACATTTATGTTGTAACAATCCGGATGTCCAACGCACTTCATCAAGTACGTGTTTTCAATGTCAAATGCTATGCGACCTTCCGGCACTTGTTCCAGCACTTCAAACACAAACATGTCCTCACCATGGGCGTTCCATGCGGCCTGAAGCCGTGGGTTCTTGTGTGCGCCCCTTCGCAGGTCGTACAAGTGCTGCCACCTCCGACGCTCAAACGACTCCGCGCTACCAATGTAGTAATGCTCGGTAGCCATGTTGGTGATGCGGTAGATAACTGCCATGATACAACTCCAAGGAAAGATTAGCCGGTAATTGGAGTCTAACACTCTTTGGCTTTGTAGCGCAACACACAAGAAAAACGGCCCCGAAGGGCCGTTTTTGCTACCAAACTAGGTAATTTGGTATTAAGCGCCAGGGCTTCCGAAGATGCCCAGGGGGTCCGAGACGCCGAAAGAATACCTCTCTCGCGCCTTATAACGAACGTTCCCCGTATCGAAATCACCATCCATGGAATTCTGGAGGGGAGTACGAACAAAGTGCTTCAGGCCGTTAGGCACGTCCGTCAGGAGGAACCAAGCATTGGTGTCCGTCAAGAAGTGGTTAACGGTGTAGCCACCGGGGATCGAGCCGTTGCTCTTCAGAGCGTTGATATCGTTGTCAGCGGTACCGACGCGCAGTTCGGTTTCCAGCAGACGGGTAGCAACGAACATCAGGGCAGGCGGCACCACCAGCTTTTTGGGCTTGGCAGCGATCAGCAGGCCGCGCTCATCGGTCCACGCAGCGATCTGAATCACAGCGTTTTCCAGCGAGGTTTCGTTCAGGTCAGCACCAACCGAGGGACGGTTGCTGTTGACACCACCCGAGACCAGGGGGTGAGCGGTAGAGCACAGGGACACGCCGTCACCGTAGGTCACGCCAGAAGAGAAGGCGTTGTTCAGCACGAAGGCTGCTTTGACCTGCTTGGTGTAGGCCATACCACGGGCCAGGGCCTTGGTGTAGCGGCTGGAGAGGCTGTCGTACAGGTTATCTTCCACGGCCTCTTCGGTGATGGAAAAGCCCATCGCGATGGTTTCGTGGTTGTAACGAGCCGTCCAGGCTTCCTGAGCATTGTCATAGGCAATGGCAGAGCCCTCGTTTTTCACGGGGGCTGCGCTGAAGCCAGACAGCTTGGTTTCCTCTTCAAAGCTACGCTCCGAGGTCTCGGTTTCGTAGATTTCCTTGTGCTCCTCGCCGTACTTGGCGTATTCCAGACCGAACAGTGCGTTCAGACCGGGCAGGAGTTCTTTGAGTAGCTGGGCACGAGAAATAGCCATTTTAAATTACTCCTTACAGGCCGGTTGCCAATGGATTGTCATAGCTGTGGTAGCCCTGATTCCACTTGACCAGCACTTCGGGGAAGCCCACGAAGCTCATGGCGGTAGCAGCAGCGATAGTCACAGAGCGACTGATGGTTACAGAGGTGCCGTTAACGTTGGTAACCAAGTTGTAGTCACCGGGGTTGGCGTTAGCCACACCAGGGACGATGAACTGCATACCGGCCTGGAGGCCCGTAATGGCGGCGGCGAGAGTGATGGTGGTGGTCGAGCAGGTGCCCGAGCCAGTCAGCGTCACGCCAGTTTCAGGAACAACACCAACAACCCGGAACGGAGCAGTGGTCAACACGCGGGTGTTGCCAGAACCGTTAGAGGGAGCGCCGCCCGAAAGAGCCATTGCACTGTTGCCAGTGGTGACGCTACCAGCCGTGCCCGTCACCGGGAACAGATTGGTGCCCACGAAGGCTTGGGAGGCATAGCCAATCGTCGTTGCGGTGTTGGATGCGCCAGCGCTGGGCTGGGCGACCATGACTGCTTTAAACACAGCGCGGTCGTCATCCACCACGTAGGCAACGATGTCGTTTGCAGCAGTAGTAGCGGGGTAATACTGAGCAAACAGCTTCTGGCCGGTGGAGGGGTTGGTGTAAGAACAGCCAACAAACACGCCAGCTTGGCCGAGACCAGAGGTGCTGGCGACCGTCATGTCGGTCAGTTCAATCAGACCCGCTTCGAACTTAATCAGGTCCCCATTAAAAATGGAGGTGCCGTAATTACGTTGAATCGGAATCTGGCGAGTGGCACCGGCATACGGTAGACCATTAAGCTCATTGATTGGCTTAAAGCCGTATGCGGCATCAACAGTGGGATATGCCATTTGTTACTCCAAAAGATTAAATACCTTTACCGAAAGTAACCTTGGACGAACGCTCCTTGAACAGGGGCATACGCGGGTCACTCTCACGCATGTAGGTGTTGTCTACCGAGTGCATCTGTGCATCGGCCTGCTGGCCGTAGTACTTGTTGCGATCCTCAGCAAATTCCACCGGGGTTTTGCAAAGCAGCAACCCGCCAATCTCAATGGAGTCGGGGAACCGACTCTTGGGATCAGCCAGGAACCGCAGCTTGGGCTGCGTCGATGCTTTCACGGGTTCCCAACCCTCGCGGAGCTTGGAAGAGATGTTGGTCGGATCAGGGTTGTTCAGCGTGGACAAACGCACCCAACGGAAAACCCAACCGGCCTCAGGCTCAGGATCGGGGAGCAGTTGTGCAGGGGCCCACTTTGCAGGACGGGCGTAGAAATCACGGCTCTCGCTTTGACGCGATTCCGCGCTACGGGTCCTACGGCTATCTTCCTTGATGTCTTCCATTACTGACTCCTCATTTGTTCCGCAACCTTGCGGGCATACAGTTCCAGCGGAACATTTAGCCGCTTGGCGATTTCCACCTGCGATTTAGTAAGTACGATCTTTTTGGGCGCTGTACTACGTGTAGCTGGTGCGACTACGTTTGATGGTTTGCTACGAGGAGATGGCGCATCCTCGGGCTTCTCCGACTCAAACTGATCGGGAAACCGTTCACGCATTTCCGCGTTTAGCCGCTTGAAATAATCATCGCTAGACGGGGATACCTGCTCATTCTGTACCAAATCTTCATGGACTGCAATAGCGTATGCAGTCATCTTGCGATTGGCACCAAACCAGGGGTTGTCATCACGCCACTTAACGACCTTTGGATCAACCCTTACTTGGGGTTCTGACTCCACGGGAGCCGCAGTTTCTCTGGCAGGTTTTTCTGCTTCATCAGGGCGTGGTCGGAAGTTGGCCAGCTTATCAAACTTAATTTTGGCAGCGGTCAATTCCTCCTGCGCAGATACCAGGGCGTCGGAATCGCCGGACTCGTACGCTTCCTTATACCGGCGCTTGGCCTGCTCGACCTCGTTGGTCACAACCTTTTTGGCCTGCTCCAGCAGGGCGGTCTGCCCCTGCGACAGTGAGCCTTTGAGTTTTTTATTCTCTTCGGCAATGGCCTGGGCCGCACGGATGGCTTCTTCGCGTTCGCGTAGGGCAGATTCTTTGGCCCTGCGTTCCTCGTGATACCCCCGGCCAAGGTGAGCCAGCCGAGCCTTGAGACTTTGGTCAGAGTATTTGGACAACTCCTCCTCAGTCACCTCTTTGGGAGGCTCCGTCATGGGCTTGCGGCCACGGTCCTCCGGTGGGGTGTCGTCGACGATCTCAATGTCGGATTCGGCCTTGACCTCTTCCTTGGGGGTGTCCTCGGGCTCGACCACCTTACCGCCTGCGCGGGTGTTTTTGGCTTCCTGCTCATCAGGAAACTCAAACTCAACTTTTTCTTGTGTCATGATTAAACCCCCCAAGTGACAGCTTTAACCGCCCACATCTGTGCGGTTTGCGTCTCGGTAATGGCAATACTGAGCATACGCTTGATTTCGGGATCGCTGGCCATTTCGCGGTGCGCGTGGAGCATATCCACGGTAGCGGCAAATTGCGCTTTGAGTGCGGCCACGACGACATGACCGCCAGGGTTGAAGCTGACGCCGCAAGCCTTTTCGCCAAAGGTAAGTTCTCTGTTTTCCATATTCAAACCCTCGTAATGCCGCGCGGGTCTTGCACAACGGCTTCCACCGACTCATCAAGGATGATGCGGAACTCTTTGCCATGAATCTTGATGCGGGTGCCGGTATTGGGGCGCACCAGTACGAAATCACCCACCTTGCAACTGGGGCCAGCGGGGAACCGTTTTTGATCCTTATAGGCGTCGGGACCCATCTTCACCACGAACAACACTGGGGAGAGCAACTCCTCGAAGTGCATGGTTTGGCTGGCTTTAATCAGCCCGCTGTCGTAGTTTTCATCTGCATCGGGGAGGACGCACAGCAGATGGTACGTGGCGGGGTCAGGTACTTGACGGGCCTTTTCTTCAGCAGTGCCAGGGAGCACGGATACCGGACCTTTGGGGTCCAGCGATTGCCCAATCAGGAGTTCACTCATTGTCAGCTTCCTTTAGTTTACGCACGAGGTCGGATATTTCTAGCTGTGCGGTCATAAGACCCCGGATTTGCCCACACAACTCTTTGTAGTGCTCGTGAGATTTCGCATTACCAGCACACAAAACTTCGCTGAGTTGAACTTTCTGCTGCTCAAGTTTGTCGTTGAGCACATTCAGTACCTTAACGTCCATTACTCACCTTTCGGATTTGGTTTGGGCTGCGCCATGCGCTGAGCCATACCCATCATTTGTTGACGCAGCTTCATTTGGGCTTGCTGGTTGGCATGAGACATTTTTTGACGGTGCGCCTGATCGGCGTGGGTCAACTCCATCTCGTGACGCTGCGCGGCCAGGGCCGGGTCCTCCCCACTTTTGCTGGCCTGATCCTGGGCCTTGAGTTGCAACTCGGCCTGTTTGATGGCCAGATCGCCTTGAACCTTTTGCTCCTTGATGGCGACTTCCTTTTCCTTGATGGCAAGTTCCTGCTGCTGCATCTGCATGATCGGGTCCTGGGCCATCTGCTGCGCGGCCTGCTGCTGCGCTTGTGCCCGACTCTGAGCCAGGAGCTGCTGCGCCGCCTGGGCCACCAGACGCGACAACTGGACTTCGAGGTCTTGCGGCAGGTCTTCGTCCGGGGCGGGCATCGGGATACCCATCTGGTCTTCCAGCTTCTTGCGGTACGCAAACGCGAGGTGCTCGGCGATGTGGGCGTCGATCTCGGCCATCATCTTCTGCGCCAGCGGGTTCTGACCAATCTGCTGCATGATGAGCGGGTCTTGCTTGAGCGCAACGTGCGTGGCGATGTGAGCGTCGTGGTCTTGGTAGATGAACGCTTTGACCGGTTTGCCATTCAAGAACGCCATGTTCTCGCTCAGGGGATCACGCGGCTTCATGTCATCGTCGATGGGCACGAGCTTGTCTGCGTTCTTGATCCCCAGGACCTCCAGCATCTGGCGGTGGAGCTGCGGCAGATCGTAAATCTGGGGCGCTTGTTGGCTGAGCTGAATCGCAGCTTGGTACTGCATGATCCGCTGCGCCATCGTGGCGCTGTTGGGATCGCTGACCGGGATCACCTCCACCATGTCGTAGTCGGACTGCTTGGCCCGCACATCGCCGCCTTCTGGCTCGTAGGTGTAGTCCTCGGGGGTGTAGTCCCGGATGATGGCCTTGAGGAGCTTGAACTCCTGCTTCATGCTGTAGTGGACCCGCGCCTGAACAGCCGACATCAGTTTGAGCTGCCGCTCCAGCAGGGCCAGCGTGGTACCCACTGGGGCTTGGCTCGACATGTCGCTGACCTTCATGTCGGCGATGGACCCCAGCCTGCGGCCTTCGTCAGTGATGCGCTCCAGCAGCCCCGCCAGCACCTGCGACGGCTCCTTGTAGGGGAGCATCATGATGTTGTCTTTGACGGAGCCCGAGGGCACGTCTACATCACGGAACTCACCGGGCTGGATCGGCGTGTCGTCTCCCTTGACGCGCAGGCCACGGGCTTTGAGACCGCCGGGCAGGTTACTGAGCGTACCGGCATCGACCAACTGACGAATGATCGAAGTGCCAGCGCGGGC